TACAGTGGCAAGACTCAGTTTATGGCAAGATGGCCGACACAGTAACGATTACAAGTTTTTTGATCGCAGAATCAGTGAAATGTTTACCATTGGCGGGACTGGTATTCTGTGCCACAAGTATTTGGGCCCAATCACACAGGGCACACAGTTAGCAACCACAGCGGCACAGGGCAGCCCAGGACCAGTTATTTCTTTGCCTGATACCAGCACAATCAATATTGGCGATACTGTAACTGCCGCAGGAGTCCCAACAAACAGTACAGTGATTGCCAAAGATGCCAGTACCATCACAATCAGTGCCAACACTACCTCGGCATTGGGCATAGGTGTTACAGTAGGTATCAGCGCCAGTGCTGCCCAACCCAGTTACACTAACCAAAGTGAGCAAAACATACAGGACTTGTTATGGTTAGAGAACAGAGATCGCAAGTACGATAGCAGTGTCTACAAGATGCGTGGTATCTATCAACGTCAAGACCAGGACTTTGATTTGTCACAGTTTGGTTTGTTCTTAGCCACTGGTACTATTTTTATGACATTCCACTTGCGTGACATGGTGGACTTGATTGGACGCAAGCTCATGAACGGTGATGTACTTGAGCTACAGCACTTGACTGACTATGACGCACTTAATCAAGACGTGCCTGCTGCGCTAAAACGTTTTTATGTTGTAGGCGATGCGAGTTTTGCTAGCGAAGGATTTACACCAACTTGGTGGCCGCATTTGTGGCGTGTTAAATTGAATCCTCTAGTGGACAGCCAAGAATACAAAGACATTCTCAACAATGTCTTGGCTGGTAGTAGCAGTACACCAATTGGACAAATCTTGAGCACTTTGGATCGCAATCTTGCTGTAAATGATGCTATTGTTGCCGAGGCAACTGCTAATGTGCCACTAAGTGGATACGATACTAGTAGCCTATATATTGTTCCCGAGACTATTGTTGACCAACCAGACAAGACCGCAGATGACATATTAGATACTGCCGACGATGTTAAAGATACTGCTGACGAAGGTACAGATAGTCCAGGCGAAACAGTTTATGGTTATTTGTCAGGTTCAGCAGTGGCCCCAAACGAACACGCAATGGGAGTAGGTATCATGTTCCCTGCTAATCCTATTAAAGGAGAATACTTCCTACGCACAGACTATTTGCCAAATCGTGTTTTCCAATTTGATGGCAAACGCTGGGTCGCAATTAACGATGTACAACGCACAAGTCTTACACAGGGCGCAAACAATCAAACACAACTTGGTACTTTTGTTAATGCCACTGGTACATTTACTAACGAGGACGGCAATACTGTTAATGTTCGTCAGAGCCTAAGCACAGTACTAACACCGAAAGCAGATAATTAATGACAGCCCCAAGCAATTACTTTTATGATGGTCAAATCCGTAGATTTGTAAGTCAGTTTATTCGAATGGTCTCTGAGTTCTATGTAGAATTTGGCAAGGACGGTAACGGCGTAACTAGCCTACAGCGTGTGCCAGTCATGTACGGTGACCAAAGCAGACAGGCAGCACAGATACTGCGTAACAATAGTGAAAATACTGTTAACGCTGTGCCTGCTATGGCCGTCTATGTAGGCGGGCTTGCTTACGATCGCGAGCGTGTACAAGACCCTTATTTGGTTGAGAGTATGCAAATACGTCAACGTGAATTTGATCCTGTAACAGGAACATATGGTTCAGCACAGGGACAGGCCTATACTGTTGAACGTCTAATGCCTGCTCCATACAAACTGACATTGAAGTTAGATATTTGGACCAGTAACACAGAACAAAAACTACAACTGATAGAGCAGTTGAGCGCATTGTTTAATCCCGCAATGGAAATACAAAGCACCGACAACTATATTGACTGGACCAGCTTGAGTGTTGTACTGCTAACTGATCTAACTTGGGATAGTCGTAGTGTACCAGTAGGCGGAGAAGAACCTATTAGTGTTGCTACTATGACTTTTGAAATTCCAATTTGGCTCAGCACTAGCGTTAAGGTCAAGAAGATGGGTGTCATACAACAGGTCATTACCAATTTCCAAGATCTAACAACACTAGAAGGTCTTGGTCAACAGGTGGTTTCTGTGTTGAATTATAGTGTACTACTCACCAGCACTGGTAGTGGCCATGCTCTAAAATTACTAAAACCTCAAGACATTGTGACCTATAACAAATATGGTTACGATAGCGTTATGGGCACAAGACACGCTTGGTCTCCATTGTTAAACGAGTACGGAAAATTTGTGTCGGGCTCTAGTGAGGTACGATTGTCTCAGCCCAACGGTAGTTTTGTTTTAGGTGCTGTGGCAACCAACCCCGCCGATGACACAACTCTATTGTTTACTCCCTACGGAGATACCTTCCCCGTAGATACATTGACTCACATCAATGCTATTATTGATCCACAGAGTGTTAATGTTGGTACGTTTTTAACTAGTCCAGCAACCGGTACTCGTTACCTGTTAGTAAATGATATTGGCAGTTTTGACAACATTGCCGGTGCTGCTGCCTGGAGGGGCACTGATGGTCAAGATTTGGTTGCACATACCAACGATATTGTACAGTATACTGGCACACATTGGCAAGTGGCATTTGACAGTGAGAGTGAAAATAGTTTACAATATGTAACAAATCTAACAACTGGTATTCAATACAAATGGCAAGACATGCAATGGACAAAGAGCTACGACGGCCTGTACGATCAGGGCGAGTGGATGCTGGTACTCTAATCAGCGCCGGGGCACTGATCTACTGTCGTACTACACATAGATATCTGTTTTTACTACGTAACGATGGCGCACACAGCGGCACATGGGGTCTTGTTGGCGGTAAGGTTGAACCTGGCGAAACTGTTGTTGCTGGACTAACTAGAGAGATAGCCGAAGAATTGGGCGGCGTTATCAAAGACGCTAAACTAGTACCAATTGAAAAATTTGTCAGCGATACGGGCAAATTTGAATACCATACCTATGTAATACGTGTTGACGAAGAGTTTGCCCCAATCTTGAACAGCGAGCATCGCGGCTACTGTTGGGTACCACTTGATGACTACCCCCGACCTTTACATCCAGGGGTATGGCGTAGTTTTAAATTTGCCAGTGTTGTTGACAAAATACGCACTCTTGAGAATTTATAAATCTACTTCTAGTACAAAATCTCTGAATGTAATTTGACGTAGGTTAAGTTGATACTTCCAACTATCTGGCATGTAATAACCTTCAGTTGGGCTCACACGAACAAAGTCTACATCAGGATACAGTTTTATGACCTGTAGCATACTCATCTCAAAATATACTTCAGTTGTGGGACTAATAGTATCAGGATAACCACGTGTGCCAGCATAGACGTTAAACTGATAGTCATTGTGTCTGCTGTGTAGATCAAATCCCATTAGATAAACTGTCTTGTGTCCATCAAAGCAGGCTAGGTATGCTGCTGTTGCGCCCATGTCCCAGTTAGGTGCCTGTGGTACCATGTAGAACTTGCCCGGATAGCTCAATACCATGGCGTTGGTTCCGTAGATGATATTGTCGTTACAGTATCCGTATTGTACCAATTCCTCTGCCATTTCATCGTTGGCTACAACAAAGTCTGGCATAAAATCACGTACAATGGCGTTACAGCCATAAGTTTGTACTGCTCCTGCTGCCAGTAGTCCACCTTTATGATTTCCCAGTAACTGGAATAGATCACCATTGGGATAAAGTTCTGTACGACTAGTTCCGTTGCCCAATACCACAGCCTTGTTGGATATTTGTCTGTTGGTAATGGCGTTGGGTACATACTCAACGGTCTTTTGCCAATCTCCGCCCTCGTAGGTTAATTCAGTGATGATGTCCTCACCAGTGTAGTTGCTGCGATACATTTGTTTAATTTTTTGCATGTTGTTATCCTATCATGTATTTATTGGCGGGGCAAACACATCATTGACAGGATCATAGGTGAAACCTATACCAGCGTAAGTATATCGTAATGCTACACCACCGTCGGGTTCACCATCAGGACCGTAGTGTACTCCGTTGAGCGTGTTGTAGCTGGTTTGTATCCAGGCAGCAGGATCACCCACTGCGCCGCTGTTGATGAAGTCTTGTTCGGCAACTATGACTTCAGTTACCACATTGTTTTCGTTGATTTTTGCAAAGTGACTCATAATTATTCCTTAGTTAAAGGTAATGGTACCGCTACCAGTGAATATGTAAATTTGAGATGTGGAGTTGAAGTACTGGTAAGTACCTGTACAGGTTGCGTTGGCTGCTGTGGTGGGAATTGAGAAGATGGCAACTCCACTGCCACCGTTTCCACATGTAGCACTAATTGACCCACCACCGCCTCCCCCAGTGTTAGGGGATCCACTAGCCCCGGCACCGCTTGAACCTGCACCAGTACCGCCGCCACCTAACCCGCCAGTACCATATACTGAGCCAGAGGCACCACCGCCACCGCCACCAGCAAAATAAACACTGCCGCCGCTGACTTGTCCAACGCTGGCACTGGTAGCGATCGTAGTAGATATTATGGTTGAGGTCAGTCCTCTACCGCCGCCGGCGCCGCCGGCCGTAGTACTAGTAGTACCCGATGCGCCAGCGCCGCCTCCGCCAGCACATCCGCTTGCTGCTCCGTTACCGCTGAATCCTTGTCCAGGAATACCATATCCGCCTGCGCCTGACACTGCAATGCCGCCTCCAGATCCACCGCCTTGACCCACACCAGTTGTTCCGCCGGTTCCGCCGCCGCCACCAACAGCCCACATACTGAAGCCAGTGGGACTGGTTATGTTAGAGTCTGTTCCGTTTGGTCCAATGGTTGTATAATTATACGCACCGCCAGCTCCAATTTTTACAGTATAAGCCACGCCAGTGTTTAGTGCAACATAGTTGGTCAATACCCCTCCTGCGCCACCACCAGCTGCCGGTGAACCATAACCAGGAACACCACCCCCAGCGACTAATAAGATGGTTGCTTGAACAATGCCGCCGGCACTAGTAGCAGGAATACTACCAACTGCTGTGAGTTCTGGGAGCAGCACAACAAGTCCGTCTCCTCCCGTTTGTAGGCTAGATGATCCTGATGTAAGTCCTGCACCACCAATAGCAGCATTGGGATACAGTGATAGATTGACATCACCAAATGCAGCTGGAACTGTGGCAACAACGGATGATGCACTGTATCCCTGATACGTGATACCTCCCGGGGACAATGATGGAGTTCCTTGATATGTGGTAGTGCCAAAAGACACTGCGGCATTGTTGATAAATCCACTGCCGCCCGAGCCACCAGAACCATTTCCCCCACTAGCCGCAGGACCACCATATCCACCGTAATAGCCCCCACCACCGCAGCCACCTCTTGCACCCCCGTTAACTGTGCCTGCTCCGCCCTGTAATGCTGCGTAACCGCTTGTTTGTGTTGCAACAGCAGGAGCACCAACACCAGTAGCACTACTGCCAGCAATACTTACCATACCGCCTCCGTTGCCTCCAGGGTATGGTCCGCCTGAAACTCCGCCACCTCCGCCGGCTATTAGTACAGCGTTGGCCTGTGTGTAGTTACCACCTTGATACAAGTTTCCAAAAAATATACCCGACAAGCCGCCGCCGCCGCCTGCTCCAACTAAACCAGCACCGCCGCCAATTACACTGGTTGCGTTACTGGATCTTCCACCTTGTCCAACGCATACTGTATAGACGTTGCCGGCAGTTAATGTCATAAGTCCCGAACTGAATCCTCCAGTTCCTCCGTATGCTGGACTTGTTCCAATTAGGCCTGCCCCGCCTGCTCCCCAGGATTTAACATAAATAGGCATACTAGTCAATACTGTAATAGCGTAAAATCCATTGGCACTAAAAGCCAAGTTGCCACTGGCTGAAAAGTTCCAGCTGCTGGGTGCGCCTGCTACATTGGAATAAATCTGCAAGTTGGTTCCAGGAGGAACTACGCTGACTCCAGTGCCACTACTACCGCCGCCTCCTGTAGTAGTCGTACCTGAACTGGCGTTTGCTCCAGCTGTAACTTTATAAGTTGTAATGACACTGTTAGCAGTCAGACTTGTACCAGCGATACTGGCATTACCTGTACTAGCATTGTTGAATGCCACAAGGTCACTACTCTGAGCACTATATGCTTGAGTAAAACGTGTGCTGGCTGTTTTAAATCCCATTAGGTTATCTCGCTTCCAAATGCGCTAAAGCTCACGTTGCCTGAGGCAGCGTTGGCACTGAGTATGTCAGTATTGCCCAGAGTCATACCAATAGTCAATGTGATGGTGTCGTTAGCTGGCAATGGTGTGTTGAAGTTGATGTAGTTTTTGGTAGACAATGCTGCGCCAGCTGGCTGTACTGCAAGGCTAAATGATGTTGCTACGCTGTTGGTATTACAAATACTCACTGTGCTAACAATAGTGCTGGTAGCTGCCGGTACCGTATAGATGGTGGTTTGTGTATTTGCTGCAGGGTTGATCTGTCCCAATACTCGATATGTTATTGCCATTGTGGTTCCTTATGCTGCACCCATCAACATGAATGGGTGCGGTATGTTGTATTCAACTCTTGTAGTTGTTCCGCTAATTGTGTTGCTAGTTATATATAGATTACCTGTAATTGTTACGTTGCCGCTGCTAGATGATATATTTGCAACTGTGCCGGCTGGACCAGTGGGGCCAGTAGGGCCAACGTTAAGATAACCAGTATTGGTTGTTGATCCTAAAACCAAACGTTCAAACGTAACTGCAACACTGGAACTATTGCCAGTCGCGTACAGGTTGATATTACTGCCAGTAATGTTGCTAGTAAACGTTGCAACTGTGGTGCCCACATTGCTCAATATTACTCCGTACTCGTTAAAGTATACTGTAGAGCCGTTGTTCAAACTGTCAATGGTACTGACACGATACTGAGTGTTGACTGAATCATAGCTGGTAGTGCGCCAACTTATTCTGTTATTGCCTGCAAATGGCAGAGTGTCAATCAGTGTAGGTGCTGTAGTAGCTGTTACTTTACCAAGATATAATGCTGGGTTGATGGCGCCAGAACCGCCGCCACCACTGCTGTAAGGGCTACCGTTGG